GAACCAGTGGCAGACGTGGAGTCAGTTTCTTTATAGACTTTCGACGATCCTCGACGTCAATAATACGGCGTTCATCGTTCCGGTTTTTGACGAACGAATGATTATAACGGGAGTGTTCCCGGTTCTTCCGACGGCTTGTTCGCTTGTTGAATATGAGGGCGAAATTTGGCTCCGTTATCAGTTTAGCAACGGACAATATGCGGCCGTCGAGTATAAAAAATGCGCGTTGTTGACAAAACATCAGTATCGAAACGATTTCTTCGGCGATACGAATTATCCGCTTCGGGAAACAATGCAGCTTATACACATACAGAACCAGGGGATCGAAGAAGGCGTCAAGAACGCGGCGACGTTCCGTTTCATGGCGACGCTAAACAATTTTAGCTCCGCTGCTGACCTGGCGAAAGAACGCGAACGTTTCACGGAAGCGAATTTGTCGACGGAGTCGAAGTCCGGCGGGTTCTTGCTTTTCCCGAACACATATCGCGACGTTAAACAAATCGACGTCAAACCGTATTCGATAGACGCCGCGCAAATGGAACAGATACGCGAGAACGTGTTCAATTATTTCGGCGTTTCCGAAGAAGTGTTACAGAACAAAGCGAAGGCGGACGAACTCGAGGCGTTTTTCGACGGAGCAATCGAACCGTTCGCGATCCAGCTCTCGGAGGCGTTAACGCGTATGTTGTTCAGCGAACGCGAACGCGCCCAGGGTTCGAAAGTCATGGCAACGGCGAACCGCTTACAATACATGAGCGTTTCGCAAAAAGTCCAAATGGCGAAGGAACTCGGCGACCGTGGCGCGATCCTAATTGACGAAATAAGGGAGCTTTTCAATTACGAGCCGCTTCCGGACGGCGCCGGACAAGTCGCGCCGATCCGAGGCGAATACAAAGCAACGGACGAACTGACGGCCGACGAAGGAACGGAGGACGAAGAAAATGCCGAATAAAATTGACAGAGAATATAGAAACATGAAAATCGAAACCCGGGACGTTGAACCGGGCGAAGAAGAACGAAAGATCGTAACGGGTTACGCTTCGACGTTCGACGAACCGTATAAACTTTTCGAATGGGAGGGCGGCGAATATTGGGAGGTCGTCGACCGTTCCGCGTTCGATAATACGGATATGTCCGACGTCATAATGCAGTATGACCACAAAGGGCGCGTGTTTGCGAGAACGAAAAACAACACGTTAACCGTTACGGTTGACGATCACGGGTTAAAAATCGAAGCGTATCTCGGCGGGACAGAGATCGGACGCGAACTCTTCGACGAAATACGCGGCGGTTATACGGACAAAATGTCTTTCGGGTTCACGGTCAATGGCGAAAGCGAAGATCGTGAAAAGCTCGAAAGTGGCGTTATCAAATATACGCGCCGCATTACGTCCGTTAATAAATTATACGACGTTTCGGCGGTTTCACTACCAGCGAACGACGGGACGGAGATCGGAGCAGACGCGACGGCCCGTTCTATTCGTTCTCTTTCCGACGGAGTGATCGAAAAGGATCGGGCGGAGCGACTCGAGGCCGAAAGACTTGAAACCGAAAGACGTCGCGCATTAGTTAGAGTCAAAGCATTGTCGGGAGGTATAACCAAATGACAAAAGACGAAATTATGGTTTTCGGCTTTGAAGAAATCGAAAAGCGTCGTTCCGAAATCGTGAAGGAACTCGAAACCGCAGACGCCGAAACAATCGAGGCGATTAACGCGGAACTCGACGTCCTGGAAGAAAGAAAGAACGCGCTCGAACTTGAAGTCGAAGAAAAAAGAAAGGCAGCCGAGGCCGTGGCACTTGGCGCCGGGAAGAAAATCGAAGAAAGAAAGGACGACAAGAAAATGACAAATCTTGAAGTTAGAAACACACCGGAATATGTAGCAGCTTACGCAAAGTACATTAAGACCGGAAAAGACGCGGAGTGTCGCGCTCTTCTGACCGAGGCCGTTGACGGCGGTTATGTTCCGGTTCCGGAATTCGTCGAAGAGGCAATCATGACCGCATGGGAAAACGACGAAATCTTTAGCAGAGTTTCAAAGACGTTTATCCCTGGAAACGACAAAGTCGGTTTCGAAGTATCAGCGACCGGAGCTTCAATCCATGTTGAAGGCGACGACGAACCGGACGAAGAAACGCTCGTCCTCGGTATCGTTGACGTTGTACCGGACTATATCAAGAAATGGATCACATGCAGCGACAAGGCTCTCGCGGTTGGCCCGAGGGCGCTTCTTGCGTATCTCTATGACGAAATCGAATATCAGATCATCAAGCTCGCGGCAGATACGGCCGTTGCTAAAATCCTCGCAGCGCCTACAACGTCGACAACGTCGGCCGTTGGCGTTCCGCGTGTGAGCGGTTCCGTTGATCCGGCGACAATCCTCCAGGCGATCGGCCTTCTCGGAGGCAACGCAAGAAATCGCGTCTTTATCGCTTCGGGAACAACAATCGCAGCCGTTAGAGGCGCCGCGCTCCTGGCTAATTACGCGTTCGATCCGTTCTTCGGACTTACGGTTATTCAGAACGACACCGTAACCGACGGCGCGATCGTTGGCGACCTTGCTGGAATTCGTGCAAATCTTCCGGAAGGCGGAGCGGTTCGTTTCATATTCGACGAACTGTCCCTCGCAGAAAAAGACCTTGTTAAGATCGTCGGCAAAATGCTGGCCGGTATCGAGGTCGTAGGCCCGAAGATGTTCGCCGTTATTTCGAGCGAGTCGGAGTCCTAATTTAACAAATACGGGGCGGCTCTCAACGGGCCGCCTCGCTTCGTGAGGTAGTAAAAATGGCAATTCTTGACGACGTAAAAATGGCTTGTCGTGTAACAACGAATTCACTCGACGCAGAATATACGCGTTTAATAACCGCCGCCACGCTCGATTTAGGCGTCGCCGGAGTCGAAACCGGGGACGTTGACGAACTCGTTAAAGAGGCGATTATAACGTATTGTAAAATGCGCTCGGGAATTCCGGAGGATTACGACAAATTAAAAGCGGCCTACGACGAAATGAAAGCGCAGCTCTCAAACGCCACGGGTTACACGGATTGGAGCGTTAACCATGTATGATAACGTCGCAATTCTAAAAGAATACGGAACGTCGACGTTTGACGAGTACGGAAACGAAACTCCGACCGTAAAGGAAACGACGGTTTTCGTTCAGCCTCGGGGCGTTTATTCTTCGGAATACTATAACGCGGCCCAGGTCGGATTGAAGCCGTCCGTTACACTTTATATCGCTAATCGGGCGGACTATGCCGGACAAAAGGAATTGACGTTCGACGGCCGGGATTATTCCGTTATTCGCGTCGATTGGAACGCGCAGCGCGACGGGATTTCATTAATATGCGAGGAACGGGCGGAACATGGCTCTTGATTTAGTAACGGATCAGATACAAAAAATATTCGACGAATACGATCGCGACATGAAACGGAAAGTCAATAATTCCGTTGACAAGGTCGCGAAAGAGTCCGTCGCGAAACTCAAATCGACAAGTCCGAAACGGCCCGGACACGGCGAATACGCTAACGGCTGGGCGATCAAAAGAGCGCGAGGCCGTAACGGAATTAACGATCTCGATATTTGGAACCCGAAACACTACCGTTTGACGCACTTGTTAGAGAACGGCCACGTTATCCGAAACAAAAAGGGGACTTATGGCCGAACAAGTCCGATAAAGCATATTAAACCCGTCGAGGATTATTTTAATTCGGAAGTAATCGAAGAAATACAAAGGGAACTCGAACAATGACGTTATACGAAATATTGACAGACGAAACAACGGGCCTCGATATTCCCGTTGCTTATTCCCATTTCATGGACAAAGACGTTCCGAACGCGCCGCCGTATTTGGTTTATTTAGGTGCCGGACAAGATAATTTCGACGCAGATAATACGCATTATTGGAACCGTAATCGTTATCAGCTTGAATACTATTTCACGAAAAAAGACGAAGCCGAAGAAGCCGCGATCGAAAAAGTTTTACTCGATAACGGTTTTCTTTATCAGAAAAGCGAGGACGTTTTCATCGAAAGCGAGGGCGTTTTCGTGATTTATTACAACATATAACGGAAGGAGCTATTTAAATGGCTAATAAGGTTGAATTTGGAATTTCCAATCTCCACGTTGGAACCTATACCGTTGACAATGACGGAACGGTTACGCTCGGATCGCCTTATCACCAGGCCGGAGCCGTTTCGTTTAGTCCGGAAGAGCAGAGCGAAAAATCGGATTTTTA